TGACAAGTGCGTCATGCGGAAGAACAACATCATTGTCTACCATTAAGACGTAATCCGTTTTTAGATCCATTGCTCTTTGTGCAATCTTGTTTCGCGCTGTAGCGACATCATACCCACGGATAAACTCAAACAGGCACTCATTGCCTGCTTTGTCTAAATCGTAAATCGACTTAAATGTGTCTGGGTAAATGGACTCGAATGTCGGTACGGCTATCAGAATCTTCATACCAGGCTCCTTATTAAATCAAGCACCCGCTCTGTTGAATGTCCATCGCACATGTTTGCCACACGTTTGATACAAGCTCTGTCAACGTCGGTCATGTCGTTGGCTGACCGCGCCATCTCAATAAGATCACGTTCGTTATCGCACCATCTTCCGGAATACTCATCGGGGTATTTGTAATACATCCCTCTTGTTTTCAAGTAATCCATATCTCTATCAAAGAGAATTACCGGTTTACCTAACATTTGGGCATCGAACATGATCGAGCTGTAATCTGTGATTACTACATCACTATCAATCAGCAATGAAGCGGATGGACGAATATTTAGTTCCTCTCGGATGTGCTTATAATGTTGAGACGGCAACGCATTCTTTGACAGCACATGCATTTTGACAACAAATAACTCATTGTCAGTAAGCATATCATCTATCAAATCATAATCTATTTGTGGCAGCGGTTTATCTAATCTTGGATTCCTGAAGGTTGGCACATACAGGTATGTCCTTTTATGTGCAGCGTATGTCCCGCCATCACCTTTCTTTTTGCCAAAATATTGATCTGTTCTCGGCATCCCAAGTGGAAGAACTTTATCTACCGATATGCCACTCTGTTTAGCGACAATATCAACCGTTTCTGTACTTGTGGAAATGGCATAATCAAGCAGTTTTGCATATTCTGGCTTGTGATATCCTTTTGGTTGATCGAGTCCAAATCTCTTGCCACCACAGATTCCATGTCCAATCATTATTGTTGTGCCGGGTGTTCTCTGTGGAAAGTCATCTGCCACAAGCACTGTATAACGAGTGCCAAAGTATTTATTCGGTCTATCGCTTAGATAGATAAAATCTTTCGGGCTGTCATACGCTTCATACAAAGCGTTGATGTTTTCAGCCCTAATCAAACAACGGTTGCTGCCAAAAAGCACACCTGACATAACCAAATACCATATGTGGGCTGCCTAACTAAGACAGCCCTGTTTTTACCTTATCAAGTTGTTGCGCCGGTAGCACCAGAAGCCTGATCCTTAACGGATACGAAGATGGAGTTGACCTTGTTGTCCAGTATCCACAGATCGTGGAAGCGTCTGTAGTCAACTCTCCATGCGTTGAGCGTCTGGTTGATATCCGGGGTAAAGATCCTTACCTTATCCTGCTTCTGGACTGCGATAGGCGTGGTTCTCGGCATCACGATGAAGTTAACATCGACTGCACTGGATCCCTTGACATATCCACCGGCTTTCTGTGTAGCATCCGTCACGCCGTCATACAGGGTGATTGCACTGTACATACGGTTCGCCGGAGTAGCGATCAGCGGAACACCGTCAACTGCCGGTACAATCGTGTTGATTCCACCAACAGCCCAGGTTGTATTCTGCAGCTTTCCGGAAAGCTCAAGCTCAAGCTCCATAATGAACGCATCATTTGCCTGGCAGACAAGCTGTCCATTGTATCCTGATTCGCGAACGGCTTTGATAGCTTCCTTGAACTTCCTGAGTGCAGAAGTAGAAGCTGCGCCAGGAGTATAGCCGTATTCTACAAGACCGGTTCCACCGGCAGCAGCCGTATCAGCCGCAATCGCTGCGGTAGCGATCTTCGAAATACGATAAGCATCGATCTCAGGAATAACATAGAGTCTCTGGAACTCTGCCATAACATTGCCTGCAGTCGCAACGAAGTTGGTTTCATCCACGTCCATTGCGTCCAGGTGGAATTTACGACCTCTATCCTGGGTAAGCGATCTGCTTTCATAGGTAAGACCTACGGAACCCTGTGCATAACCCTGATCACGATCATATTCACCAAGTCCCTGAACGGTCATTTTCGGGATCTTAACGGTTGCACCGCCGGTGTAGATCACCTGACCCGCATTTGCGTCCATCCATCCGGTAACGGATTCTCTTTCTGCGATTTTATCAAGATTGCGCTGAAATATATCAGCAGTTGCTAGAGTGTTGATAGGCATGATTCCCCTCCTTGATAATAAATATTGTTACTATTCAGAGATACCCATTGCCATAGCGACTTCCTTCTCCAAATTAGTAAGTTCGTCTTCCTCACCATGACCAACATTGATATCCGGTCTGTTCTTCAAGAATTCAGCCTGCTGTGCCTTTAGTGAGTAATCGTTGTACTGCTTCATGACAGATGCCAGAGTGTCCATGTCGCCCTTTACTTCTGCGTCTGCCGCTTTCTTTGCGAACTCTGCACTCATCCCCATCAGTAAGTAGCGATCTTTGGCTTCAGCCCTTTTTTTGAAGTCCGTCAGATCATTGATGAGCTGCTTCTGTTCTTCCTCTCGTGCTTTCTTCTCTTCAGCTTCCTGCTCTGCGGCAGTCATTTTCGCACGAAGTTGCTTGGTCAATTCCCCATTGGCTTTCATCTGTTTATCGAGTGCCGCCTTATTGCGAGCATTCTCAACCTTCAGCGTGGCTAACTGAGCCATAAGACCGTCCATGGTTACTTCTTCCTGATCGTTTCCCGGTGCACTGCCGGTATCGACTGATGCGGAATTCGTTTCGACAGTTTCCTGTTCTCTGATTTCGTCTGCCATAAGTATCTCCTGTGTTTTCGACTCTTCTCTGAGTATGCTGTGTGTTTTAGCGTCTTCTCTGACAATCAATGGTTGTGTGCTTTTACGTCATCTCCGACGGAGTGTTTAGCCCGCTCACGGCATATAAAAAGAAACCGACAAGCCATAAGCCTATCGATTCCTTAATATCGATTGTTATGAATATGTGACGGAACATCGACAATTGACGATATTACCGCCAGAAGCACCAAGTGACTCGTCCCTGGGAAACATCATAAATTCTCCTGCAACGTCAAATGGCTCCATTATCGGTTTTGTAACGCCATTCATTTCTCTGTGCCAGTCTCTCGTTACTTTATCTATGATTGCGTGCCATGTCTTGTTCTTCTTGCCGGACTTCAACGCTTCCTCAAACTCCGCATCGTTCCACATGGAATTCGCTTCGTTCTCCGCAATCATGATCGCCCTGTCTATCGAGAAATTAAACGGATCTTCTGGATTTGTGAGCATCGTGTTTACGATACTGTTTACTGTATTTGGCACATGTGCATCTCTGTAGTAATCGCTTACTGACATGCCGGCGAGTAAACCCATGTACGCTTCCTGTGTTCCTAAGATTGCTTCAGTGTAGTCGTATGCATCATCCTGATACAGATAAAAAACAAGAGAAAGCAGCCCTTCAAATATCTGCTGAAACTTCTCTGCGCTGTCAGTTCTCTGTTCTTTCTGTTCCTCTGACAGATCCATGTCCCCGAAGTATTCCTCATAGTCCATAGACCTGCGATCACGCTCTGCATCGTACAGTGTATTCAGTTGATCAAAACTCAGCCCTTTGTATTGGTTTGCCGCAAACTTCTTCAGGTCGGAGTCATTAGCCATTCGCATCACCGTTCCTATCTGTATTCATTCCATCAAGGATTGGGCTGTTTCCGGTCTGATCAGTGTTGTCAGCCATCTCTCGTTTGTCTGACTGCGCCGGTTGTGTAGAAGTCTCTTCTTTCTTGATCAGCGACTCCTGCAGTTTCTCTATCATCTCACGACTATCGTTCCACGCCTGCGCTACATCCGGGAACAGGTCGACTGTCTGCATAGCCACGCGACCGTTGACTCCTGCTTTGATCATTGCAATCATTGAATTGGTCTTCGTGCCAAGGTCGTAAGTCTTCAGCCGCGTGAACTTTGGTACCACATCTGACAGTTTTATGTTGATTACGGGACTACCTTCGAACCAGTTGCTCCGAAGCTCGATTGCCGCAAGCTCAAGCTCTAAAACCATCATCTTTGATCGGCGTATAATCTGTTCTTCCTTCAAAGCAGAATTTTCTGCTGCCGACCATCCGGAAGACAGGCTCATTGCGTTTGCCGTGGAACCGCCGCCAGGATCGCTCTGCAGCGGCACATAGCACTTCTGGAGAATAGTGTTTCGCTTGCTTTCGATGTTTGCCTGCACACCGCCGTAATCGAATGTACTGGACAGCGGCTGTATCAGCGGTTTTTGTCCGTTTGCCAGTGTCTTTGTCATAATCCACTGACCGGATCTCGCTGATTGCACCTTCCCTTTTTCGTCCTTCGGAAATTCGAAGTCGTTGCCCCACCAGATTTCCTGTGTGTTCTGCGCTACACTATTCGCAAAATCTGAAACCTCAATATTCAGAGCGTCCATGTCCGGTATCTGCCGCTCAAAACAGCCCATGCGGTCATATGATCTTACGAATTCAACGATCGGAACAATGCCGAGCGGATTCTTCTCGCCGCGGTAATTCTTCCTTTTGCTGTTAAATTCCCATATATCCTTCTTTTCGATGCCGTTTATGATCTGGATGACATTCCTGATTTCATACCTGGTATCCGCAGTAATACATGTGTAGTATGTATCCCCGTTATCCAGTTTCCGGAATGTGACTCCCATTACTGGCGTTTCTGCAATGTCATTGCGATAAACAACGAACGAATACAGCGGATTGGGAACAAACAGATCGAACGCAGACCTTCCATTATTTTCTCGTTTTACATCGATCATCTGATAACCAATGCCACAGATTTCGACATACCGCGCAAGCTCCTGATCCTTTGCAAACGCTGCTTCAGCATCATTCATCTCGTTCAAGATGGAGATTCCGTCATCATCGCTTTCCGGTGGATTGCTATTCATGTCGCGGCTTCCACGCTGCACATATGTAATCGGATTCCCCCAATTATAGCCGAGCTTAAACTCCGTCACCTGGTTGGCGATGTTGTCAACGACTTCGACGTTAATATCCTCACGGATGACCTTCTTGCGCTTAAGCGGCTGCACACCCTTCTCGTATCTGAGAAGATAAGACATTGCAGCTACGTTTGTCCCGTGCAGAGAAACGGCGTCCTGAAGAACGGATATTACATTGTCGGCAGTAATATTGTCTGCGTCCGTGTAGATGCGTTTCCGACCAAGCAGCTCGATATTCTCTTTTTCGTAAGCACCGCCAATCATACTACCACCGCCTGTCCGTATTCCAACTGGCTTTTGGAATAAGCTCTATCTCGTTTTTCTCCGCATCGTACTTGTTGAGCGTGCCGCAGCGAGAGCATTTGATTTCCGCGCTTCCTGCGACACGACCTAGCAACTTCCTGCAATGACCGCATCGAAGTTCGATTTTCTTCATCCTAGCTCTCTCCTGCAATCAAAAAGACCGCCACCAGAGCGGGTAACGGTCTTGAAATCACTATTTGCAAAAAGGCGTCTTGCTTTTAGCCTTCGCCTCATTTTAATCGTAGCATAAAAAATCGTGACATGTGGGACACTTTTTAGTTTTTGACAGTTTCTTTTTGATTTTCTTTCTCGATGTACCGATAGAACATCTTTTTGACAGCATCTTCCGAGTATCCGGCACCGAATCTGTTAGCAACTTCGTCCCATTGAAGGTTTTCGATGTACCGGAGTCGCACAATCATCCTGATCGGACTGTTGTTTGGAATCGACCACATAAACGCTTCGATCTCATTTATCTGAGCTAAGATCCTATTATTCAAAAGCTCAAGATGTTTCTTCCGGATCCGGAGAAGCCCCCGCCGGATCTCTATGTCATCATTAGGGAATCCTTCGATGACAAACCGCTGAATGCCGCCAAAGCCACCCTTGACGGAATCGATAACCGTACCTTCACTCTCCATCTTGGCGATTCTCTTCTCAAGACGTTCGATACTGGTTTCTATTTCTTCTCGCTCTTTCAACAGGCTCGTATATTGTGACAGCAGTTCTT